GCGATGGACGGCGCGGCCTCGCGCGACGCCGACACGGTCGCGGACGGCAAGCAGGTCCGGCTCCTGCTCGAGCAGCTCGCCAGCGTGCTCGCCGAGATGGGCGTGATGGGTGACGAGGCCGACGAGGCCGAGGCGCCGATCGACGAGGCCCGCACCGCGAAGCTCGAGGAGCTGACCGCGAAGGCCGACGGCCTCCGCTCTCAGATCGAGCGGCTCCGCAAGGTGGCCGCGAAGGAGCGCGAGCTCCGCGGCGTGCTCTCGAAGGCCGCCCCCCGTCCGACTTCGCCGGCGCCCGCCGCCGGTTCCGCCCCCGCCACCACCGACCCCGAGGACCGCTCCATGGGCAACGCCGTCGCCTCCCGTCCGTTCGCCACGCCGTCGCGGGGTCACATCCGCGGGTTCGGCTCGGGCCCCGAGGCCGAGCGTCGGGCGTTCGCCGTGGGCCAGTGGGCCCTCGCCAACCTCTACGGCAACGAGGCCGCCAAGCGGTGGTGCGCCGACAAGAACAACGGCATCGAGAGCCGGACGCAGGTCGAGGGTACCGCCAGCCTCGGCGGCAACCTGATCCCGACGATCCTGTCGGAGCAGGTGATCTCCCTGATCGACCAGTTCGGCACGTTCAAGGTCAACGCGAAGAACGTCCCGATGGTGTCGCCCTACCTCGAGATCCCGCGGCGTCTCACCGGGCTCCGCATGTACCCGATGGGCGAGGGTTCCTCGACCACGGCGACCGACAAGGTCTGGGACAAGATCGCCCTCACCGCGAAGAAGTGGGCGGTCGAGAACCGCCTGTCCAACGAGGTGATCGCCGACGCGGTGATCGACCTCGGCTCCGACATCACGGAGGAGATGGGCATCGCGTTCGCGCAGGGCACCGACGACTGCGGCTTCAACGGGACCGGCTCGACGTCGCAGACCGGCAACCCCGGCGACTCGAACTTCGTCCCGAACTACCAGGGCATCGTCGGCATCATCCCGGCCATGGCCGCGACGGTGACGACGGGCACCGGGCAGAGCGCGGTGACGACCGGCCTGGCCGGCGTCTACCAGTCGGCGGCCGCCACCGGGTTCGAGACGTTCTCGATCGCGGACTTCACCTACGCCCTGGCGAAGGTCCCGCTCTACGCCCGGACGGCGAATCTCAAGTGGTACGTGTCGCCGGTCGGCTGGGCGGCTGCGATGCAGCGGCTCATGCTGACCAGCGGTGCGAGCCCCGGCTCGGGCCTCTCCGGCGGAAACACGCTCGGCGACCTGCAGGCCGGCGTCGGCGGCCCGCAGTTCATGGGCCTGCCCGTCGTGCTCTGCAACGCCCTCGACCAGACGCTCGGCGTCGACAACGGGAAGGTCAAGGTGATCCTCGCCGATCTGACCCTTGGGGCCGTGTTCGGCTCGCTCCGGGACATCACGTACCGGACCTCGACCGAGCGGCTCTTCGAGCTGGACACCACGATCATGCAGTCCTCGGCCCGGTTCGACATCAAGATCCACGGCGTCGGCACCACGGCGAAGCCGGGCCCGATCGTCGTGATGAAGACGAAGGCCGCCTGATCGCTCGGCCGCTGACGAACGGTGACGGGGCGGCCGCGAGAGCGAGCCGCCCCGTTTCATTCCGCCCCAGGAGCCCGCCGTGCCGACCGCGATCACGTTCCCCTTCGTCTCCGCCTACCTGAACTCGCCCGTCCGGCGGTTCCGCTCCCTGGCGGTGCTCCAGGAGCCGACCGTCGAGCCGGTGACGCTCGCGGAGGCGAAGAGCCACGTCCGCGTCGATCACGAGGCGGAGGACGATCTGCTCATGGGTCTGATCGCCGCGGCCCGGCAGTACGCCGAGCGGCGGATCGACCGACACCTCATCGACACGCGGCTCGAGATGAAGCTCGACCAGTTCCCGGCCGAGCAGGAGATCCGCCTGCCGCGGCCGCCCTTCTCGCCGACGGCCGGCCGGCAGACCGTCGAGCTGGAGTGGGTCGACGCGACGCTCCAACCGCACGCGATGACCGAGGCCGTGCCGAACCTGACGCCTTCCGGCGACCGGTTCCTGGTCGATCGGAAGGCGGTGCCGACGATCATCACGCCGAACATCTACGGCTACTGGCCGGTGGTCGGCCCGATCCGCTCCGCGGTGACGATCCGCTGGTGGGCCGGCTACGGCGACTCGCCGGCGGCGGTCCCGCGGGGCATCCGCTCCGCGATCCTGATGCTCGTCGGTCACTGGTACCTGAACCGCGAGGCGGCGAGCCCGACGACGCTCTCGGAGCCACCGATGGGCGTGAACGAGCTGCTCTCGATGCACCGCTGGGGGGCCTACGCATGACGACCGCCGTCTCCGCCCGCCTGTCCCTCGCCTTGACCGTCCAGGCGGCGACCGACGGCCCGTTCCCGTCCCTGCAGACCTACCCCGCGTCCTTCGAGCGGCTGGCCCTGCCGGGCGGCGATTGGGAGCCGAAGGTCGTGGCCGCGACGGGCACGATCCCGGCCGCCTCGGGGCAGGTGCCGGGCACCGTCGTCGTGCAGCTCACGGGCCTCGCCCGGGCCCGCTTCGTCTACGTCGAGAACCTCGCCGACCCCGACGGCGCCGGCACGGCGAACCTGACCGTCGCGGGCCCGGTGGCCGCGACGGTGCCGCGAGGGCAGATGGCACTCATGACGCATGACCGCGTCGGCTGGCCGGCGAGCGCGGTGACGCTGGGCGGCACTGCGGGGACGGCGTTCAAGCTGATCGTCGTGGGGGACTGACATGGCCCTCCCGGCGGGAGCACTCCGGCAGCGGGTGACGATCGAGCGGCTCAAGCCGCAGTCGACGGGCCGGCTGGGCGAGCAGCGGCAGACTCCGGACCGCTGGGCGCCGTGGCAGGAGGTGTGGGCCAGCGTGCAGGCGGTCTCCGGCCGCGAGGTGATCCAGAGCGATCGGACACAGGCCCTCGTGACCTACACCGTGCGGATCCGCACCCGCGAGGGCCTGACGCCACGCGACCGGCTCCGGTGGAAGGGGCTTGTCTTGAACATCGTGTCGATCCAGCTTCGCGGGCTGCGGCTCGAGGAGCAGGAGATCCTCTGCTCGCAGGAGGTCGACTGACATGGCCGAGACGGGCTTCCGGGGCGACCGCAGCAACGCCGTCCGCGTGACCGGCCTCGAGGACCTCCAGGTCCGGCTGTCGCAGATGCCCGGCGTGATCGGCCGGCGATACCTGACCACGGCGATGCAGCGGGCGGTCAAGCCGCTCGAGGCCGAGCTGCTCTCGACGACGCCCGTCGGCCCGACGGGGAACCTCCGGCGGGCGGTCGACTCCCGGGTGCGCAGCTACGCGTCGGGCGTCGCGTTCGGGATCGTCGGCTACAAGCGGGCGGTCTCGAAGGACACCGCCGACAACAAGGGCTTCCACTCGCATCTGGTCGAGTTCGGGACCAACGAACGGCGGCCGACGAAGTCGCCGGTCCTCTCGGCGGCCGGCATCGGCGGCTGGCGGCCGCCCGGGTGGGTCGGCCGGTGGCCGATGGTCGCGCGGTACGTCCGCGGTGCCCGGGCCCTGCACCCCCTGCACCACGCGTTCCAGGCGGTCGGCGGCCGGTGTGCCGCGATCCTGGCGTCTGAGATGGCGGCGGCGTTCGAACGTGCGGCGGCTGACCGCGGAGGTGCCGGATGATCGAGGAGCAGATCGAGGGGTGGGTGCACTGGCAGCTCGTCTCGTCGCCCCGCACGGCGGCATGGTTCGGCTTCCGGGTGACGCCGATCGTGGCGACGCAGGGCACGACGCGCGGGCCCGACGGGTCGATCCTCCCGTTCTGTGCCTACAAGGTGATCTCGACCGAGGTCCGCCCCTACCTCGACCTCTCGGTCCCCGAGGCGGCGACCGTCCAGGTGTCGGTCGAGATCTACGCCGAGACCTACGACGCCGCGAAGGCCGCGGCCGCGGCGACCCGGGCTGTTCTACACAGAGCGACGGGTACGGCCTTCGGCAATACGGTGTATTTCAGCCTCCTGCAGTCGGCATCGGACGACATCGCCGTGCCGGTCGACGGGAAGGGCGCGCCGCTCTACGCGGTGACGCAGACCTACGAGATCCGGTCGCAGGAGTCCATCTGATGCCCGATCCCTCGCCCGCGAACACGTCGCTCTCGTCCCACGCGAGCCCGCTGCTCTCGTTCACGTTCGCGGGGCTGTCCTCGAAGATCACGAGCTTCGAGTCGTCGGGCTCGGTCACGCCGAAGGACATGTCGCACCTCGGGCAGGCCACGGGCGCCGCGCCGATCTTCGGGGCCTCGCCGCTCGTCGATGGTGCGGAGATCAAGTGCGAGTTTTTTGGGAACGCGTTCCCTTCGAGGCGCACGAAGGTCACGATCACGATCCCGGCCACCCTGTCGCCGACCGGGACTGCCACGAGCATGAAGGCGATCTGCACCGGCTCGCAGCTCAAGGCCAGCCGCGGCGAGTTCGTCAAGGGCTCGGCGACGCTCAAGCTCACCTCCTGATCCGGAGCCCACCATGTCTACCGGCACCACGCTCGTCTCCTCCCACGGGCAGACGCTCACGTTCAACGGCATCACGGGCCTGATCCGGAAGGTTCGAGACGTGGACGTGTCGTTCACCGACGCGGTCGAGGACGTCTCCGATCTGTCGCTGGCCGAGGGCTCCGTCCGGCCGCTCGAGCCGAAGCCGGTGCTGGGCGGCATCGACCTCAAGGTGGACGCCGACTACCCCGCGGGCGCGACGCTGCCGAAGATCAACGACGTCGGGGCCCTCACCTGCAGCGTGGGCAGCGTCTCCGGCTGGGCCGTGTGCACGGCCGCGACGGTCAAGTATCAGGCCGGCGAGTACGTGGCCCTTTCGCTCGCCTTCAAGGTCGGCGACACCCCCGACTGACGGTAGGGGGTCGCCATGGCCGCACCGCTCACCGCTCAGGGCGTGACGATCACGTTCCGCGGGCAGGTGCTCGGGAAGTACGTCGGCATCGACGGCGAGTTCCGCGCCCCGCCGAAGACGTTCCACGCGATCGACGGCGAGCTTGACGAGCAGGGGAGAGTGATCCCGGTGCTTGAGCCCGCGGTCCTGGAGGAGTCCACCGGCCTCGAGGCTCTGTGCACCGGCGTCGATCGGACGCTCGTCGGCAAGACGGGCGCCCTCGCCGTGACCGGCACGGGCTGGTCGTGGGGCTTCAACGCCTACCTCGAGGATTTCAAGGTCACGGGCCGGGCCGGCGAATATCTGCGGGTGACGTTCCTGCTGCGTCGCTGCTCGGCCACCTAACACGGAGGGTTTCCCATGCCGGTGCTGTCCAGCGAGACGTTCAAGGGGATCGACGACCGTCGGACCGTCGAGGTCGACATGAGCCAGTTCGAGGGGTGGGAAGGTGTCACCGTTCGGCTCAAGCCCATGTCGGGCACGCTCCGCGCCGAGATCGAGCGGGAGTGGATCAAGATCCCGCCGGGCGAGAAGCTCATGGTCAACCACAAGGAGCAGGTCCTCGCGCGGTGCATCGTCGACGCCGACGACCGGGTGCAGTTCGACTCCCCGGAGGGTGTTCTCGCCCTGGCCGCGATGAACGGCGCGGCGATCGACCACCTCTACACGGTGGCTGCGAAGCAGAACGGCCTCAACAACAAGGCCGTCGAGGACGCGGCAAAAAACTCGCCCGCCCCCAGCGAGGGGGCCTCCTGAGCGAGATTTTCTACCACCGGCTCGCGATGCAGCTCGGCCGCACGGTGCCGGAGCTGCTCGCGAGCACGACGAGCATGGAGCTCACGAATTGGGCCGCCTACTTCATTCACGAGCCGTTCGGAAACGAGTGGAGAGCGTTCGCCAAGCTGGCCGCCTGGATCGCTGCGGCGGCTGGGCATCGTGATTCGGACGCGGTGATTCAGGAGTTCATGCCGGCCCGGTACGAGAAATCGCTCGAGGAGCTGATCGCGGAGGACGTGCCGCAGTCAGAGGAAGAGATCAAGGCGAGGCTCACGCGGTTCGGGCACTTTTTCCAGTCGCAGCAGCAGGACGGGTGACGCATGGCAGAGGCGATCGGCAACGTGCGGGCGTCGTTCACGGCGAGCGCGGAGGGGCTCGTCGGGGCGATCCGGCAGAGCGTCGAGAGCCTCGATGGGCTGCGGGCGGCGCAGTCGAGCGCCGCGGCGTCGGCACAGTCCGCGTCGGCGGTGATGGAGCGGTCGAACGCCGCGGCGGCGGAGAGCGTGAAGGCCTCGAACGCTGCGATGCGGGACGCGGCCCGGATCGCCCGGGACGTGCGGACGCCGGCCGAGACCTACGCCGCGACGATCCAGAAGCTCGACAACTACCTGGCCCGGGGCCTCCTGACGCAGGAGGTCTACGGGCGGGCGGTGCTCAAGGCCAAGGCCCAGATGGACGCGACGACTGCCGCGGCCGGCAGCCAGGCGTCGGCGATGCAGTCGCTCGGCGAGACGCAGACGTCCGTCTCGCGGGCGGTCGACGGGCTCGCGACGTCGTTCCGGGGGTTCGCCGATTCGGTGCGGTCGATCGCGGACGCCGGCTCGTCGATCGTGAAGCTCGGCGAGCGGATCACGGAAGCGACGATCGCCTGGCGGACGTTCAAGGCGGTGACGGCCGCCTACACGTCTCCCGAGGGCATCCTCCGGCTCGCCCTGGGGCTCGGCCGCACGATCGCCGTTATCAGCGTCGCGGAGGCGGGGTTCAAGGCGTTCGGTGTCGACGTCTCCGGCGTCGCTGACTTTGCCACGAAGGCGAGCGTCGCGTTCGCGCTGTTCAAGGCGACGGCAAGCCTCTCCCCGAGCACGGCGGGCATCGCGGCCTATGCGGCGCAGATGAACGCGACCTACGGGATCACGACGACGCTCACGGCGGGGCTCGCCCGGATGGGCGTGACGGCGGGGACGCAGGCGGCCGTTGTCGCCCGGCTCGGCACGGTGGGGTCGGTTCTCGGCGGGCATCTCGCCCGCCTGGCCGCCATGTCGATCCCCGGATTCGGTCAGCTCGCCGCGGCGACCTACCTGACGGTCAAAGCATTTTTCAGCAGCCGCGACGCGGCGAACGAGACCGCCACGGCGGTGGCCGGCCTGACCCGCGAGGCGGAGCGGCTCGGGGTCACGTTCCAGGACCTCCAGATTCAGAAGGCCCTGGACGCCGGCCGGACCCGCGACGAGATCGGCCGCCTCGGCCTGGCGATCACTGCCATCGACGCGGGGCACTTCGACGACCTGGCCCTGGCGAACGAGCGGGCGGCGGCGTCGGCCGCGAATACGAAGTCGGCCCTCGCGGCGGTCGGCACGACGATCGCCAGCACGTTCACGGGGGCCTTCGCGGGCATCTCCGAAGGAGCCGCGGGGCTCTCGGCGGGGTTCGCAGACCTGGTCGGCGGGATCAACGCCCTGGCGACGCCGGTGGCTCAGGTGCTCCGTCCGTTCGGCACCCTGCTCGGCACGGCAGTGCAGGCCGCAGGCCAGCTCGCCGGCGTCCTGCTGTCGTCCGTCGGCGCCGCGGCCCGGTTCGCGGGTTCGCTCGCTCAGCTCGCTCTCTCGCCCGTGATCGTCGGTTTCAACAACTTCGCCGACACGATCCGGCAGGGCGTCGGCGCGGCGTTCGAGTGGCTCTCGGCACAGGTCGAGGGGGTTCAGAAGCGGATCACTGCCCTGCAGAGCTCGCTCGCGCAGATCCCGGTGCTCGGCAAGGTTTTCGCCTCCAGCCAGGGCGGCACGGCCGGCGTCGCTCCGGCCGCCCCGCAGCCCCCGGCCTCCGCCGCGAACGCTGCCGCGGCCGCCGAGGCGGCGAAGGAATCCGCTCGGGAAGAGGCCGAAGCCATGCGGAGCGTGACCTCCGCGATCGCAACGCAGGAGCGGGCCCTCTCGGGGGCGATCCAGGCGGCGCAGGCCTACGGGCAGGAGGGATTCGCCGCGGCGGTGCGGTACCAGGAGTCGCTCCGGGCCCTGAACGCTCAGCTCGAGGCCGGCATCCTCAACGAGACCAGCTACGGGTCGGCCGCGGCCGCGGCGAAGGGGCAGTTCGACGAGCAGGTCGAGGCTCTCCGCGAGCGGGGCCGTGCGATCGAGGCGATCGGCGACCAGATCGCGAAGTCGGCCGACGCGGGCAAGGCCCTCGGGGCGACCGGCGAGGCGGCCCGGGAGCAGTTCCGCGGCGTCGCCGAGGGGATCCGCGGCGAGCTGGAGAAGCGCCTGCTCTCTCCCGACGACGCCCGGGCACGGATGCGGGAGGCCGCGGACGCGATGAACGCTGAGCTGGGCCGGATCGGCGAGGGGATGAAGTTCGCCGAGCGGATCCGCGACCAGTTCAAGACCGCTGCGGAGAAGGCCGCCGAGGAGCTGGCGGCGATCGACGCGAACGAGTTCCTCTCGCCCGACGAGAAGGACCGGGCGAAGGCTGGCGTCCGCGAGCGGGCGGCGGCGAGCCTGCCGGGCGGGTTCGACGACGACCCGGTGTCGAAGTTCCGCTCGCAGCAGGAGGCCCTCTC